AGATAATGAATATGCAACAATAGCTGATGAAGGAACTTCTGCTGATGTTGTGGGTTTTGTTGATACTGGTTCTTATGCGTTAAATGCATTGTATTCTGGAAGTATTTTTAACGGCATGCCAGCAAATAAGATTAATGCTCTAGCTGGAGAAGAAGCTACTGGAAAAACTTTTTTCGCTCTTGGTATTGTTAAAAACTTTCTTGATACTAATGAAAATGCTCTAAGCATAATATTTGAATCTGAAGGTTCAATAACAAAAGAAATATTAGAGTCTAGAAGTATTGATACAAAAAGAGTGTTAGTTGTACCTGTAGAGACTATTCAACAGTTTAAGACTCAATCTGTCAGAGTTGTTGAAAATCATTTAGCAACTCCAGAAAAAGATAGAAGGCCGCTCATCTTAGTATTAGATTCCTTAGGAATGTTATCTACAACAAAAGAGATGTCTGATTCAAATGCTGGAAAAGAAGTTAAAGATATGACTAGAACTGCGGAAATAAAAGCTGCATTTAGAGTACTAACACTAAAGTTAAGTAAAGCTAAAATACCTTTATTAGTAACTAATCATGTATATCAAACTATGGGTATGTTTCCAACAAAAGAAGTTTCGGGTGGTGGTGGATTAAAATATGCTGCAAATAATATTATAGCATTATCGAAATCTAAGAATAAAGATTCTTCTGGAAATATAACAGGAATATTCATTAAGTGTAAAAATTTAAAATCTCGATTAACTAAAGAAAACACGCAAGCTAGTGTTATGCTATCTTACGATAAAGGTCTTGATAGATACTATGGACTTATAGATCTTGCGGTTGAATATGGAATATTTAAAAAAGTTTCAACAAAGATTGAAGTTGCTGATGGAACAACTCATTTTCAAAAACATATAATAAATAATCCTGAGAAATATTTTACTGAAGAAGTTCTTCAGAAAATAGATAAAGCTGCTAGACAAGAATATTGTTATGGCTCCGAAATTGCTATGGAAGATGTTTTAGAAGAGATGTTAAACGAAAAATAGTGTTATGAATATTGAAGATTCATATAAAATAATATACGATGATAAAAATCCAAAAAAATGGTGCGTTCAATTGCAAGAGTCGTGCGATCCATTTCATGATATTTTATATTCTTATGGGGAGTTTAGTTTGAAAGTTGATTCTGATGCTGACGCTGCCATTCCGAAATTTAATTTTGAAATTGATATATTATATGTTCCTGAAAGATTGCGCGGAGTTGAGTTTCCAGATGATAAAGAAATTGAAATGGAGAACTTGATTGCCCAAATACTTCTTGATATAATAGGTAAGAATTCTGATTGTGCTAAAAACCGCGACGGAAAACTTTATCTAGAACTATCAAGGGATATTCAATGAATGATCGTATAGAAGTATTAATTTTAAGTAACATCTTACATAACGAAACTTTTTCAAGAAAAGTTTTACCATTCATATCATCATCATACTTTAATGAGCCGTCAGAAAGATTAGTTTATCAAAAAATTTCAGATTTCATACTGAAGTACGGAACTCTTCCTACTAAAGAAGCTATTTGCATATCAATAACAAATGATGAAAAACTAACTGATACTTTAGAGAAACAGTCTAAAGATGTTGTTACTTTGTTGTCTGATGGTGAAGTTGACTTTTCTTGGCTTGTTGATCAAACCGAAACATGGTGTAAAGATAGAGCAATCTATCTCGCATTAATGGATAGTATAAAAATTGCTGATGATAAGAAAGGAAAACTTAGTCGAGGAAGTATACCGAAACTTCTTACAGATGCACTTTCAGTTTCTTTTGATCCTAATGTAGGTCATAATTATCTAGACGACACAGATTTTAGATTTGACTTTTATCATACAGTTGAAGAAAAATTGCCTTTTGATCTTGAATGTATGAATGAAATTACTAAAGGTGGTGTGCCAAGAAAAACTTTGAATGTTTTGCTTGCAGGATGTGTTCATCCAAATACAAAGGTCAGAGTTCGCTTTCGCAAACGTAGCTCCAAGTAGATTTTTTAGATTTACATCTATATATTATGGTACTAGGGGCTACGTTATTTTTTTCTGCCGCATCGTGTATTGAATCGTATATGATTATACCATTTGTTACTTTTCTTCTATGCTTTGATGGCTTACCTTTTTTGCCAAGTCTTGGTTTAAAAGGTGAGCCTAAACAATAGCCCATATCTTTATATTTTTGCACTTCTTGTTTATGTATTCTTTTGAATGTTTGTTCCCCAGGTTTGTGCATTACAACCTTTCCTTTGTGTGCCTTTCCTCCCAGAGATCCTCTATGTTTTCTACCCTCTTTGCTTGCCCAATACGACCAAGGATTATTGGGTGATTTTATTGATGCTTTACCCCCCATAGAAGCATATTCTTTTCTTTTTTCTGGATCAAATATTCCAACTTTTCTTTCCATTTGAGTTTGAATTCCTTTTAGTATCCAAGCTCTCTTTTGCTCATCGCTTGCCCCGTAACGTCCTATTTTATTTTCATAGCACCAGCGTCCAATTTTTTGTCTATATTTTCTACTAAGATTTGCTCCTAACATTTTCAATGCTCTTAGATCGTTTACGTTTTTGTGCAATTTCCACAATAAATAATGAGCAATTATGTGTTCTCTTAATGTAATATATGTTATATTTTCTGAATCATTTGTGCCACCGCAGTGTTTAGGAATTATGTGATGATTGTGATAAATTTCTCCTAAAATGCTAAATTTTCGTTGCTTCCCTCTGTTACATATGTTATCATATATCTTAGAGTATGTAATCTTCATATTTACTAGCCCTTGCTATAATTACGTTTAATATTTTTATTTATAATTTTATGACTTCTGATTGGATAGAAAAAGAAATTGCCTTCATTGAAATTGATACATTATTGCAAAATGACTATGAGGTTGAGATAGATTCATGTGATGGATTTGTTAATGTAAGTGATTTTGTTTATAAGGGTATGTGGAAAGAGTATAAGTTAATACTTTCAGATGGAAGAGAAGTGTTGGTAAATGAGAATCATTTATTTGAAACCACTAATGGGTGGGAGTATGCTAAGGATCTATGTGATTCAGAATCTTTATTTTTAACAGACTCAGGATATGTTTCTGGAAAAGTATATTCTAGTGAAACGCTTATACCTATTGTTGATATTTCTGTTGAGCATGAAAATCATAGATACTATGCTAATGGTATTTCGTCTCATAATACTGCTGTGGGAAAATCTCTAGCTCTTTGTCATATTGCATCTAGCTATTTCATGCAAGGAAAAAACGTACTCTATATAACTTTAGAAATGTCTGAAGCTAGAATTGCAGAACGAATAGATGCTAATTTATTAAATATTTCACTTGAGGATTTATATTCAATATCAAAAGATATGTATGATAAAAAAATATCTTCACTAAGAAGTAAAAGTGTTGGAAAACTCATTATAAAAGAGTATCCAACTGCCTCAGCATCAATAACTCACTTTAAGGCTCTTTTAACTGAACTTAGTTTGAAGAAGAACTTTGTTCCAGATGCCATCTTCATTGATTACTTAAATATTGCCACTAGCTCAAGACTCAATTCTGCTAATAATATAAACAGCTATAACTACATAAAGAGTATTGCTGAAGAGTTTAGGGGGCTTGCCGTAGAAGCTAATATTCCTATATGGACTGCAACTCAAACAAATAGACAAGGTTATACATCTACTGATATTGGACTTGAAAATACTTCAGAATCTTTTGGTTTGCCTGCTACCGCAGATTTTATGGTAGCACTTTCAACTACTGAAGAGCTTGAGCAAATGGGTCAAATATTAATCAAGCAACTTAAAAACAGATATAATGATATTTCTAAACTTAGAAGATTTGTTCTAGGAATTGATAGATCTAAGATGAGATTATTTGATCTTGAAGATTCGGCTCAAAAAGAATTGGTTGATGTTGATAATGTTTCTAAAAAAGATGAAGGCCCAGCTTTTGACAAGACTAAATTTGGAAATGCTATGCTTGCCGAAAAAACTATTGATTTTGATTGGTAATTTCATTTTTATATTTACTCATCTCAAGTATAAATAATTACATTATTTTAGAGTTTTTGAGAATTTGTATGACACTATATTTTAAAGATTTTTTGATTGAAGGCGGTGATAAGAACACCCACCTTGGTCATTTGGAAGATGAAATCTTACTTGATGGAAAAAATGGTGCTAAAAGATCTGTAACATTTTTACTTCAATTGCTAGATATGCTATCTAGTTCGACAAAAAAATCGATTAATCTTACCGTAAAATGGGATGGGGCTCCAGCAGTTATTTGTGGAATAAATCCTGAAAATAACAAGTTTTTTGTCGGCACAAAATCTGTATTTAATAAAAAAGAACCAAAACTAAATTATACTTATTCAGATATTCTTAAAAATCATTCAAATT